CGCCATCGATGATTCGATGCGCTCAATCCCGCATGGCTCTCCGTAGTTACGCACGATTCCAATAATGCCGCCGTGCTTTTTAATAAGTCGATGCGCTGAGATTGCGGAATGATATTGATCGCGCAGTTGAAACGCCGGATCAATTCCAGTCGCACGCTTGATCCAGTCGCACGCAAACAAGCAACAATCGTTCTTCGCCCACGCGAACGGCTCGTGCCGACGCTCCTCGATGAAAGCGACTAGCTCGTCAGTCCAATTTTGTTTGCGCGTCATCATGCGTATTCTGTTGGGCCATAATCACCGCCGCCGTTACTCATAACAGGCGCAGCAAGTTTTTCGTTACCCCAATAAATTTCTTTTTCTTGGATCGCGTTGACGTAAATCAAGCCGAGGTCGGCGATAGTTGCGCTGGCTCGCAGTTGAAGTTGCTCTTGATGCGTGTAGCGAACCTCGCGTGGTCGCCGGAAGTCCACGAGACGATTCTCAGCCGTCATCGTTAGCGTCTGCGATGTGCCGTCGTCGCTGATATTCATCACGTCCATTCTACCAGAGAAGATCGTGATCGGTGTCGATACCAGCGCCGCGCTTGAATTAAGCGCACCAAAAAGCACCGTGCAGTTCTTGCCTTGGTAGTCCTCGGTCAGCGCCTCGGAAACAAGCGTCGTCGATACGCCGGAAAGCTGCATCGTGATACCGCGAGAAGCAAGATCAGTTGTTTCCTCAATAGGCGAGATCGTGCCAAGCGTGCCGGTTCCAAGATAAGTAATTGAGTTGTAAACCAGATTTCCATAACCACTCCAAAGATAAATAGCCGGAGTAAATTCTAGCGACGCGAGCAAGATCGGCGTCAGTTGCGACGCGGAAACCTCCGTCACCATGTCGTTGCTCAGTGATCTGCCAGCGGTTGTGATGCTCATGATGCGATGTCCTCGACTACGCTAAAACTCATGCCGTAAATGTTAGCTAACTCTATACTCCATTGCGTCGAGGGTTCCTGCAATCGAAACACGCCCTTTGCGTTGACCTTCGTGATCGGTGTGCTGACCGCGTAACTTGCACGCAGCAACGGAAACAAATCTACGCTCGATGACGAGTTGACTTGAATTACCTTGTAAAGCGAGGTTGAGATTTGAATCCAGTCGCCGACCGCAAAACTGCCGGTCGCGCCGCTGAAGCCGAGCGTAGTATCATTAGCCGTCGCACTTGAGACTAGCAAAGTGCCTGTGACTGCGCCGCGAGGATTAGGATTCGCGTAATCTTGAAAGTAAAACGTGCCGCGCTGTGCTGCGAGCAGAAACCCAATCACCGCTTCCGCATCAGCACGCACCATCGGTGGACACTCAACCGAGCCAGTCCAGCCTTGACCAGTCCAGTTGTATTGCTGCGATTGCAGCGTGTAAGGCGAGATGTTGCGGCGAGTAGAACTCACGCCAGTGATCATCAGCTTCGATGCAACGAGCGCCGCGGGAGGTGTGAGTGGATATGAAATTGCCATGATGTTTATTAAGCAAACGCAGCACGATAGCCACCGCCGCGACGAACCATGTCAGGAATCTCTGCTTTGAGTAATTTGCGTTGCTGTTCAAGGATCGGCGCGAGATCGGAGCGCGAGACGCCGGACGCGATGTTGTAAGTTATGTTGACGTTCGTGCCACTAGCGCCACTAGAACCGCTGCCCATCTTGCTATTTGGAATGATTGAACCGCTGCTGTTTGGCACGAATAGCTCTGGGCCTTTCTCGCCAACGACATAAGGCGAGCCGGATGTAACTGGGCCACCAGAAGCCTTAAACATATTTTGCAAGAATTTAGAAATACCCGCAGCCATTGGCGTTGTAACAGTTTGCTGAAATACCATCCGCACTAAATCTAAACCAATTGCTTTAATTACTTCGCGCAATTTTTTACCAGAAAAAATTGCGTCCTCAAAGCCACTTGATAAAATGTCACCTGTATTCTTCGCAATTATTTGGAAATCAGTTTCGGCAATTTTTCTCAAACCAGTTAAGCGAATTAACTCTTTCATCGCTTCATTTTCTAAATTAAAAAGTTTAACTGTTTCTTTATTTACAACGTCTAAACTATTTTTACCCGCAAGCGCATTTCTAGCATTGATCAATGCTTCAATAACCGCTTTTTGATATTCAATGCCTTTGCTTATTTTATCTTGCTGTTCTATTTCTGTTAATGTTGATGCGTTAAGTTTATCTTCCGCTTCGGCAAGGTCTTTTCCTAAACTGACTGCTTGTTGCATCATATCAGCGGTTATTTGTGCTTGATCGTTTTTCAATTTAGCAATTTCTAATGCCCTCATAGCACTGTTCAAAGCACCGCTTTGATTTGGTAAATCAACCTTGCTCGCTATTTTTTCAATTTGATCACCAATAGTTATAAATTTTTCTACATCGCTTTTTCCAAGAGCAACAGTGCTACGAGTCAAATCTGCAACCGCCTCGTTTACTTCTTTTATTTTTGGAATATCTCGCTCTGCCATTATTTTATCAGCAATACTAAGGCTATCCGCGTCACTTATTCCTGCGAGAGCGTCTTTTGCAGCTAATGTTTCTATTGTTACTTTTGCTAAAGTTGATTTTAACCCTTTAGCAGCTTCATCTACTATATTAGTAGCTCGTGTAACACGAGAAATTTCAACTGCACTAAGTCCAAATGCAACTGCGTTTTTTTCTACATCTTCTAGTCCCTGATTTAATTTTTGGATAGCTGCGACGGCAATAGTTGCGCCAAACGCTGTCCCGATATTTCTAGAAATTGTTTTAGCGGTTGTTTGAATTTTGCTCAAACTGCTTTGCACACTGGCAAATCCAGACCTAGTGGCATCGACTGCTCTAATATGGAATGTTGCTTCAGCGGCCATTTTTTTTGAGTCGATTTAGGTGGTTAATATAAGCAAGCCAGCCGGATAACTCCTCGGCTGGCATTTCCAATACTTCATAAGCGAACTTGCCGAGTCGTTCCGCGATTGCGTAAACGGCGAGAAGGTCGGCTCCTTGCTCGCCGCTGATTAGTTTTTTAGATCATCAACTTTGGGAGAATCTTCGGACAGGATAGCATTAGCGACGCGAGCAACCACGTTACTGTCGGCTTTGTTAAGGAACGTGATGCGATGCTCGATGGTGAATAGCTTAACGCCCTCGGCGTTTTGCGCCTTGGCAATTAAAATATCCACTAGCAACTCCATATCGCTGTCTTTTGATTTGCGATAGAGACGATTCTTTTCTCCCAGCGTTACTGGGGTCGAATAAATCTTGAGCTTCCATTCTGGAACGTCGATGCACTTAGTGCTGAGCGACGTAAAGTGTTCCCGAACTAAGTCGATTGCGTCCATTGTTTATTCCTCAGATTAAGCCGTGACGGTTGATAGTGTGCCGTTGCCCTCAAATGCGGTCGAAGCCTCGACCAGACCATCAAAGTTTGCGGTGACATCGAACTTGGTGACGATTGCGCTGCCGCTATAATAAATATCACCAGTCGTTGCGCCCTCTGGATAGAGGTTGAGCGTCACGCTGCTGCCGATGGTCATCAGTAGCTGACCGGCGTCGGTCTCATCCCAGAACATATCGCCGGAGACTGACCACATTTTCATGGTCGCGACCCGCGTGCGGTAGGTGTCGCCGATTACGGAATCTTCGACGGTGTCGGATGAGTGAGACAGCGAATAGTTTTTCAATTCGCCAATAGTGGTAGATGAGATTTTGACTAGACCTTCGCGGCCTAAGTGAACATTGGATGCCATATTAGTCTTGGGTTAAGTAGATGCAGTTAAAAGTGTGACGAGCGACGCCCCAGCGCCGATCCTCATCTGGCTCTTGCACATAATCGACTGCTGTCAAATGTAGGTCAGAGCATACTCCACCGAGCGTAGGATCGGCTAAAACAGCAGCCTCGACCGCTGCGCTTCCAGTATCGAATAGGTCGTCGATCAGGTAGGTTCCGCTTTCTGCAATGAAGTAATCTACCATTAGCGAAAGTTGCCGATATTGCACGCGGTCGGATGGTCGCAAGGATCGCACCTCGATTTGCTCTTGCACGGCGTAGACCGCCGCCGAGGGAAAGCTGACGCTGGCAATCGTGTTGTTACGACCTTTGAGAATGTTTGCGGTGACGACTACGCTCGCGCCAGTCAAAGCGTTAGCGGTCGCGGTGCGGATGTTTGTGCGGATGCTCATTATTTATTGTAGTCGATTGTTCCATCGCCCCTAACTTTTGCGAATCCTAAATTGACCGCCTTGTTTCCATAGATGCGGTTTATTTTTTGTAATGTAATTTTTTCTCTAGCAATCAAAGCTCCGTCAACATAGCGCTGCAAATTTGGGATAGAATTTTTAGATGCCGTAGCGATCACGAATGGATTTGGCCCGAAGTTATATGTAACCCGCCCAGATGAACGTGAGTGTTTTTTGATCCACGCCGGAATGCGAATCCCGCAAGCGATAGCGGCAGCAGCAAAACCAGATTTATTCCAACCAACTCGATTTTTTAAGATGTTAAAATACGCATCGGCGCTTTGTTGACTAACCCACATTTGATCTTGAACCTTCCAGCGACCAATCGTGCTTTGCGAAACCTGTCCTGTTCGTCCGTATTTGTTTCTGTATTTTTTTCTAAAAGTAGCCATATCGCCCTTGCTTGCTTCTGGCCTCCAAAATCTTTTCATCATCACAATGTTTTTGCTAGATTCCCATCCCAAGCTGACTCTTACTGTTTGGTTTTTACCACTAAGCGGTCTCAATAGTTTTGAACCGCCGATAGTTTGAAACAGTCCAATCGTTGAACTGCCTTTAGCCATTTTTGATCCACCGAATAAATCTCCCTTGATCGCATTAAAACCCTGCTCTTGTGCTGATTTAGTTAGTCCAGCGCCTCGTGGATTCTTTTGAGGATTTATCTCTGTTCCCTTCCCAGTCGTAGGAGGAATGATAAGCATTAAATTCCTAGCAAGATTGCCGCCCTCGGATTTAATAACTTTTCCGAGGTCTACTTTTGCTGTCGCAGCTAATTCAGCAAGCAGTCCACTTAGTTTTGCTGTATCAAAATTGACCGTGATCATATATTTTTGCACACGTCAATTTCACAACCAGTCCCCTCGGCGTCTAACGTCACGCGCTCGACAAAGTAAGTCACGCCGGAACGCAGCAAGGTCTGCGACACCGCCGGAGTCGTTGCAATTTGGTCAGTCGTTAAGAAAATCGTGAACTTAGAATCCGCACGACGCTGATCCTCGAAGTCATCGAATGCATTACGAGCCGACGACCAAATGCCGGTCACCGTGTTGCCTTGGTAAGTGAACGTGATACCAGCTTGATCGAGGATGCCGAGGTAATCTGCGGCAAGCTGGGTAGGATCGAAGTCTCGGACGCTGCTCATATAACTGCTCCGTTTGTAAGAAACCACTTAGCGTGCAATTCTGGGCGATTCGCTTTGATCCACGGCTCGGCATCGTCTAAGCATTTTTTGACATCATCGCCGCAAGTCTGCGACCCGACGTGATGAACGTAAGCGCGAGAAATGTAGTGATTCCGTTTCATGTCTAAGCATTGCACGTCGTCCGAGAACCAGTTAATCGGTGGAAAATCCACCCACGCGCTGCGGGTAACCTGCGCGAAGATCGGCGCGATGATATCCGTGACAATTATTTGCGCCTCCGATTCGTATCTCAAGAAATTGATCTTACCGATTCCGCAGCGTATGTTCTGCGTGCCTCTTGCGTAATCAGATCGGCACGCAACAATGCCGTGATCGCCAAACTTTTCTTTGATGAAGGAAACGTCGCAAGCAAGTGTCCTCCATGTAGTTGGCGTTAAAACGATGTCGTCATTTGCGATCACGATTTCATCGAAGCGTTCAAACGCAATCGCTGCTGCCGCGTTGTAAGCCTCGCCGAAATTGCGTGCGTCATTCGGTAGGTTAATCGTCTGGTGATTCGGCAACTTTAAGTCTGAGCCAGCGAGATAAACCGTTACATCACGCGGAACATATTCCGAGATCGAGGCCAGCATGACCGGCAAGCACTTGCCGTGCGTCGTGCAAATGACAATCGCTTTCATCGGATGAGCGTGATCCTTTCTACCG